TTTCCTGAGCTGTCGTAGGCTGTGAGGCCATCTTGCTCGTCCATCTTGTAGTGGTAGAACGTGCTGGCTGTGGTGATCTTGAAGTCGAAGAGTTTACCTGCCCAAGTTATGTTGCCCGGAATTCTAGCCCCAAAAGAAATTTTACGAGCGTTTAACTGTTCGGGAGTTCCGACTGAAATATAGTCCATTAGGACTCCATCGACATAAAAGTCATGTTTTGAACCATCCCAGACGACTTTGTAATAGTGCCATCCGGTGGGAATATCGTTAGTGAAGGCTTCCCTGTCACTCGCGGAAAACAACAGTGTAAAGGTCTCGCCTGTTATGTTTCCAGCTATTGAGCCAATGCCAATCCCTTCATAGTTTACTGGTCCGTATGACCCCATTATTTGCTCAGCCCCAGACGTTGACGTAATCTCAGCATCCATGTGCGCCCAGAAAGTAATTTCGGTAATGAGATCATCACTCGCGAGAGTTGGCGTGAGGACATAATCATCATCCCCATCAAGCACGTAGCACCGCCCGTTTTGCAGGGGTCGCTCCTCGTTGCCGATTACAGAGAGGAGTGTTCCGTCCTGGCGCGGATGGTTCCGGAAATGGGAGATGATGCCGAGGGCGGCAAGGTCAAGCCCGCTGAGAGAATCCCCTACAGCGTCGCTTGTCGCGTCGCGAACGGCGTCTTGGATCTGCAATGGATAAAAGCCGGTCATTTCCTAGAGTCGTTCGAAATCAGCGATGACGGAAGAGGACTCAGCGGTGAATCTCAGTTGATGCCCTTTGGAGATCACCGAGAAAACTTTCATGGAGCCGTCGGCGAATGGTGAACCGTCAATCGGAATCCATGCGTCGCTGGAATTCATACGCTCTACAGCAAGAGTTCCGCCGTCGATCTGAAGGAGGAGAGTTGGTGGAAAGCCATCCACGCTGCCGGGAATTGGTTTTGCGATGGCGTCGGTGTCGGCGAAAGTGAGGGTCATAATTTTAAGTGGTTAGGTTCTTTGCGGTAAAATTCTATAATTTGAAAATGGGCTAGTGTGTCACTCGCTCAGTCAGTTTTTTTACTGACTCATTCAATTCGTCGGAGGTTTTGACGAGCTGCTCGGTCGTGACGGAAAGACGAATCATTTGCTTGGTGATGTCAGACTCGAAAAGCTCACGGCGAACAATCCACTCTTTCCGGCCTTCGATGACTGCGGAATTATTGCTGACGTCGGCGCGCAATATTGCGGCAAACCAAACGATGCCGCCCGTGTGGATGATCCCGGCCAGGATAGCCGAGATTGGAATGCTTTTTGCGGGTTTTGCTTCAGGCATTTAGGCGTATCGGTTGGAGATTTTGAGATTCCCTTTGCGTAACTCCACCTCGGGAATGAGGATGTAATCGAAAGAGCGGACTTTCTGCCCCCAATCATTCTTTCGGAGTGGGTTTTTATACTCGGAGAGGAGGGAATAGAGGGTCACTTTAAACCGAGGCCAATTAGCTTTTGGGATCGTTTGGCATCCGAGTGAACTGGTCGAGGTGTAGCCCCCTGAGTGGAGGTTGATTGCGTGATAATCGAGATGATCATAAGGAGGATTCCCGTCACGCGTCACGGTGAACTTCTCGCACTGGCGGAAGGCCTGAACTCCCTTGTGTGAGCCCTTTCCAAAGCGATGGATTCCGGGCTTGAGGGTTGCCATACCCTTCCTTGATCCGGTTCCTTTCCCGGCGCGGTAACCGTTTGGATCGGTGTTTGCCTGGAAGCGTTCAATCCCGTTAGGGTGAACGATGAACATGGCGTCATCATAGATGCGGCGATCGTTCTTCCCCTTCTTCCCCATGGAATCGAGATAGTATCCACGGACAGCGACAACGCAGACTTTCTTTGAGTCTGCGCCGTTAGCGTCCACGATTGCGCGGATTGCGCTCTCGTTCATTTGGGGAGTCTTCATCTAGTTATTTGGCAGGCTCAACGACAAGCTCGAAGAGCGCGCCCGCGATGGTAGCGCCAGCACGGGCTTGATCAGGCGAAATGGCAAGGTTAGCCCCACATCCGGAGAGAAGGAGAGTGATGGCGATTGCAATGGTTTTCATGTTCTTAGGTTTGGGCTTTACCGGCCCCAGCGTCAGCCACGCCTTGCCCGACAATATAGCCGGTCAAGAGTGTTACAATCCACCCCGTTGATGCGGGCGAAAGGCCGAAAGTGTCGGCAAAAAAAGTGATGACGACGCCAGCGAATGCGGCCCAGAGTTTGCGGGATTTTAATTTTGCGATCATGTTTTTATTTTGTTGGAGGTTGGATTTAAAAGGAGGTGGTAACGCGCTGGATTCCGATGCCGTAAGCTCCCGAGGCGTAGCCCGTAGAGCGGAAACCGATTCTGGAGCGTCTGTGCTGGGAGTCGCTTAACGCCCCAAGCACGGCCCCTGAGACGCTCACAAGAAGCACCCATGAATCACTCAAGAGGAGCCTGCTCCAGACCTCGACGACGCCTGTCGTGTAGGTTCGAATTTCAAAGCGGTTGAGGCGGTTGAGATTGGGCGTCACGGTGGCCGCAGAAACGAGTTCGTTCCCATTTACCCCATCATGCACCCGGAGCGTCGCGGTATAAACCGATCCGCTGCGGTGGATATTGAAAAAGATTCCTTCCGATGTCGTGGCGGGCGTTCCTGTCAATGCCGTGGCGAGTCCGCCAAGCTCAATAAAGATTTCAGAATCGGCGGGAAAAGTCCGGTGGAAGCAGAAGCCCAGCCGGGCGTTGTGAACGTCGAACCTCGATGACGCTCCAGAGCCTCGCCCTTTCGCGAAATACGCATCAAGAACCGTTGAGACCTGATCGTTGTTTGCGGCGATGCTGTAAAGCCCTATCGACCCCTCGTTTCCGCCTGAGCCGGTTCCGACTGTCTCGAATGCCATCAAGCCAACCGGGTGATGGGAGGTTGAGTCCCTGGCGTCAAAATGCAGGTTCTCAAGCTGTCCGAGATTCGGAACACTCAAAGGATTCGTGATGGCTTGCGGGCCTGCTGTCAAAAGTCCCGAGACGTCAATGTCAGTATTACTGCCGAAAATGGAGTTTCGGACAGCAAGCTTTTGCGCTGCCGTTAAAACTTCGCCATTCTTGAAAAAGAAAGGTGTCGCTTGCGCACTACCGACGGTCGATACGTCCCATGATGCGACGGCGGAGGTCGCGGAAAGCGCGATTGAGGAAGTTCCAATATAGACGATTTCTAGTTGCCCGTATGCGTCCGCTGGTCCCGATGCGCCCAGATAACGAGCATAAAGTAAAGAGTCAGAGTCGAAGTCATCAACGCTAAACGACAATCCGAACTGGTTATCAGCTCCGTTGCCGTTAATGAGCGAAACGAGAGCTTGAGCGACGGTGTGCTGCGTGTCGGCATCATCCCCTGTAATCTCGATAGCGGTTTGATTCGTTGCTGTGAAAAGCGCATAATCGCCAGCATCGATAGGAGCTGTGACGAAATAGATCCCGAGATTCCCCATTGTAATATGAGAATGAGGAGAAGGAGTCTTCCAGTCGTCAAACCCTGCCGTTACTGTCAATACTGCTCTCTGAAAGACGTATTCCGAGACGGTGGCGAGCGAGCTGGCAGCGGCGGCGGCTGACGCTGCGGCGGCGGTGGCGCTGGTCTCCGCTGCGGTCACAAGATCACCGCTCGTCGTGATGTTATCAACAAGCGCTTGAACCTGAGATGATACCGTGGGAGTTAGCGGAGTAGCGAGAGAAGGGGATTCCCACTGATCATCAAGAACGCTAATTTGAGTTGCGGCATGCGTGACGCGCCGTCCCCCGGCGAACTCATGGATAATAACGAGCAGATAGGTTCCGGGATCAAACGCCACGGATGCCCGCGCGATCTCGAACTCGATAAGCTGATCATCGCCCGCTTGCCAGTCCAGAAGATTAGCGTACGTCCCGGAGCAATCAGCGGCGTCAAACGTGGTTTCGAATAAAGCGACGTCCTCGGCAGCGGCAGCGAGCGCTTTGATTGAGAAATAAATGGTTCCAACTTCTGAAGAAATCAAGTGATGCTCTCCCGTGGAAAGGCTCAGTTGAACCTTCAAATCTTCGCCGCGATAGTAGAACAAGCCCGGCCCGCGAGCGTCTCTAAGCGTAGCGGAGCTATACTTTGAGTCAGCTAGAAGTCGAATTGTCGCACCGGTGGGCATGAGTTAATCATGAGGAATTCCCCGTTTTACCCATCGCGATCCCTATTTGAAAACGGCCCCCAATTATGCCGATTCAGTATAAACGACGTTCGTTTGATCCGACTCCGTATAGCCGCCCTTGAATGCTCTCGCGTAAATGGTTTGGCCATTGATCGGAACCGTCAACGGTGACGAATAAGCGCTGCCGTCCGTGTCCGTTACGATTGCCGCTGAAGTGCTGTATCGGATCGACGCGCCCGCCGTCGCGCATGTTAGCGAGACATCTTGAGGAAAGTAACCGTCTGGATATTCCCCACCGGACAGGGAGAACTGGACCGACTCGACCTTCGCCTGGTCGAATGTGGCAATAAGAGACTCTGAATCTTCGAAGTCATCCTTAAATGCTTTTGCTAAAAGAGTTTCCCCTTTCTCGACCGAGATGGCCGTTGAATACGCGTTGCCATCGGTCACCGTGTTGATGGCGGTCCCGCGAGACCAGCGAATCGTCGCGCCATCAGTAGCGACCGCAAGCGTGATATTCGTTGGAAAGGATGTTCCAACAAGAACACCGGAAGCGGGCGTACTGGTGGGAGCGCTGACTTGCGGCGCATCTTCGGCGGTTTTCGTCCCTACCGTCACCGCCGTTTCCTCCGTGCTCTCGTCGAAAGTGTCGATGGCTGAGCTTGTTTCTCTTAATGACATTTGGACGCCGAGCTTTCCATCTCGCGACGCGGTGAGAGCCCACCCCAAGACGAGCGCCTCGGCCCCATTGAGAGGGAAGCGTGAACCCATCGAGATCGCTACAGGCTTGCCGCTGATAGCCCTTAGAGCTTCCCCGTCGAACACTCCAGACATGCGCTTTTCGAGTTGCGCCCTTTTTAAAACCCTTGTCGCGAGGCGCTGCGCTTGGCTTGGTGAAGAGACTAAGCGGAGATCGAGATTAATAACCTTCTCGTCAGTGACGGCAGTTGCCGCCGCTTTGACGGTGGGGAAACTCGTTTTTTTCCAGTTGTTATCCGGCGCCAAGTAAGTCCCTTTGACGACTTCGACTTGATCTTTTCGGGGAAGGCGAGTCTTGGAAGTGATGGCTCCAATCGCGTGCTTGGCCTCAATCGTGAACGTCGGCGTGACGTGCTTTCCCGCAATGAGGGTTTCGAGTCCGCCGAGGTTTGCGGAAACTCCGTCCATCGTGACGAGAAGGTCTTTTTCAAACGCTGACGGCTCGTTGCTTGTGTCGAAAACACCATGGCAGGAATAGCGCGGCTCGGTCCCTCCGTAAACGGTAGCGACCGACTCGTCGCAAATGTCGGCCGCCGTCTTCACTGACTCGATATCGATGTCTGCCGTAGGGACGGCGCGCCCGTGGAGCTGGTTCGTTTTCCACCAATACCAAAGCAAAGCAGGGTTTGCCGTCCATCTTGTGACGCTGTCCCGAGGGTCGAGGACTTCGATTCCTTGGACGCGCGCTGAGATGTTTTCTACACCACGCGGGAAGACGGTGGCGGATTTCTGAAAAGCAAACACCGCGTAACAGATGCCCGTCAGCTTGTGGTCCGTGGTCCAGTGGGTGAGATTCGCGACCATGTTGTGATCCGCTACCGTCTGCGTCCCGTCGTACTTGCGAATGTACATGAACCCCGCAAATTTCGAGGAATCCACGGAATACTTCCGCATCACGGGGTTTCCGTCATGAGTCGAGCCCACGGCGTCAAGCGCTGCTTGGTCCGCCACGAAGTAAAGTTTGCTTGTGCCAGTCCATCTCGTCTCGACGACGTAACACGGCGCGGTTTTCGGCGTGTAAATCGGGTGTCCATTCCCATCATTCGCAAGAGTTTCTAAGCAGATCAATTCCTCCTCCCAATAGAGGTAAGAGATTGTTGATTTTCCCTCGCAAAAGATCCCGGCGAAATAAAGAATATCGCTTGTCGGCGATGGTTTCGCCCGCTCAAAAGCAATCATGCCAAGTCGCGTTTCGCCAAAAACAAACCGCCGAGCGGCGTCTGATTGTTGAACCGTGACCGTTTGGTTTTGGTTGTCGTTGAACCCGGGCTGATCGTATAAGCCGCCAAACAACGAATTGAATATCCCCCCGATTAAATCGGCAGCGAAATTAAACACAGAGGAAACCGCGTCCACAATAAAATCTACCACGTCACCCATATTTTTCTAAGTTGAAGCCTCCCACCATTCCTCGACCAGCATCTTGTCGATTTCTCGCAAGCCTTTGCTGGAAATCATCCAAAGGGCTCCCCCATCCCATACCGAAAGTGCAGGAGTCGTGCGATTGATTGAGATAATACCGATTGATCCTTGTTGGTTCGGTCCGTCCGATTTGCTCAGCCCAGACTCTGAAAATAGCTTCCGGAAAAGCTCGCGGAGTTCCGGCCCGTGGAATGAATCGCTTAGTTCCTTTTCGGTTTTTGCGCGCAGGTTCGCAGGGGAAACCATCGCTTGCCCTGTCAGGCACTCGGCGGCGTCCATTGAAAAGGCCCAGCAATCCGAGATCCCCCATTGGAACTTCTTCCTCTTCCATTTCTGGATAACTTCAGAAATCACCATTCCAGCCCCCTCCCTTGAATCTCCGTCATGCGAGAGAGCCCTTTGTCGCCTGCGTGTAATTCGTTTTGATCCTCTTGAGAGTAAAGCCAAGGTCGCCGTTTCGCTTTGTCAGAATCGGAAGACCTGGCAATCATCGTAACGACACTTTCTCCTCCTGATTCCGCCACGCTGTCCGCGTCCATAACTCCCTTGAACAAGGTGAGCGGTCCCACAAGCGTCTCTTCATCGCCGGTGAGAACTCCAAGACGAATCGAAAAGGACCGGCCTTGATAATCCCCAAGGATTGTCGGGTCAAAAATGTTTGAGTCGAGGCCCGAAAGAGAAACAGTGACTTCATCGAGCCCGCCGTCGGTTCGTTCTTTGACCGCCGGGATCGAAAGGAGCGCGCCGACTCCTCGGTAGGTTTCCCCAGAAAATTCTCGAGTTCCGAGTCCTGACCAGATGCGAGTAATCCCAGCGGGAAAATCCGCGTCAATGAGGATTAAGAGCTTGATGACGCGAGCTTGAAAAGCTGCCGCCATGCCGGAAGGAAGAACCCTTTCAGCGCTCATGAAAGAACCTCCCGCGCTCGAAAGCTAAAGCCTGACCCTCGCTGCTCGGTCGTCCATGACATCTCTGGGATGTCGCCTAGAAGCTTGAAAGTTCCGGTTGGCTGATCGAGAACTAAAGGCACATCGTTCGCCGGTGCTACCGCGAGCGCCCGCCATAAATTAACCGTTCCTGCTCCTGCCGCGTCGCTGACGACGTCCGTAGTCACCTCATGCAGGATTCCGCTAAGTGAGAACCAGTCGCCTTGAGCGAGCGCTTTGGCCTCGCTGACAGGAAGCCCGTTAATGTTGAGAGTCTTGCCAGTCTGTCCAGACCCGCTGACAACTGCGGTTCCTTTCCATCTCCCGAATGCGTCGAGGATCGCGCCTTTAGGTTTCTCTCCCCCGTATGGCGTCAAAGTGAATGTCCCTACCTGACCATCGACGCGCAAAAAGAACCCTCTCCATTTCGCCTCTTCCTCGGCGGACAAAGAACGAACGGAAATGGTCACCTCTCGAATGCGAGCGCTCCAATCATAGATCTTTTGCGAATAATCAAACGAACCTGAAGTGCTCGAAACTTTCGCCAGTCGAGCCCATTTCATTTTGGTAATTCCAAAGTTTGGGAGAGTTTCGCTCATAAATTAAATTCCTCGGAATGCGTCCCTCTCTGGTCCTTGGTTCGTCACGGCGTTGATAACGCCAGCCTTGGCGCGCTCCTCGATCTCATGCGCCATCTCGCGGAGTCGCTCCGGTGTTGCGTCGTGGAAATTCTGGATGACGGTAACGCCAACGGATCCTTGCCCTTTCGTCTTGTCGATGACGTCCTCGTTAGGGTGGAGCATGGCAGCGAATCCGCCGCGTCCATCAAGCCCGCCGATACGTGAGCCTTCGCCTGTGGATCCCCCACCCTCGAAAGATGGAGCGGAATTCATCCCGGCCATTTGACTTGCTCCGAATGCGAGCGCGGCCCCGGCGGCAGCGATGCCGAGAACGGGACCGATGACAGGAATTGGAGCCATGGCTTTATATGCGCCGATTGCCATGGCTTTCGTATTCATCGCGGCCTCGTACATCGCGCCCTTTCTCTGAATGACTGCCTGAGCGACGGAAGCCGCTTTGCCAATCGTGGCGATTCTTTGGTCGTGATGTCCCTGTAAGGTCGCGAGTTGGCCAAGGAAGTCTTTCCGGTCGCCTTGTAGAGCTCGACTCCGCGCCGCCTCGGATGACCTCAAAAGGTCGGTCCTTTGCTGCTCGGTGATTTTGGTCTCCGCGAGGATCATGTCCCGCTCGACCGAGTATTTATTGAGAATCTGCGCCTCTTCCGGAATGTATTGCCCCGCGATAGATCCAAAGCCTTCTTGGGAAAACGAGTCCTGACCGGCAAGCCCTGAAATTCCTTGGTCCGCGCTGGCGGTTCCCACCATTCCACCCATCGCGATGCCCGCAAGACCTCCTTTGAATGCGGTCTTGATTTTGCCCGCGCTTTCCATAGCTGCCGAGACTGCGCCTTTTGATTTGTGGAGTCCCGCCGCTAATCCATCCATGACATTTCCGCCGATGCCCATGAAGACCCGGGAAGGGGATTTAATCCCGAACAAATCTTTCACGCCATTCGTTAAATCTTTGGCTACGTTTTTAGCGGCATTGATCGGCATCATTGCGGTGTCTTTCAAGCCTTGCGCAAAGCCCTTCATGATTTGAATCCCGATGGCCTTGAGATCAATCGAGGAGAAGATCTTAACAAACTGATCCCTCCACCCTAGAGCGACCGCCTTGGCAGCGTCGAGCGCGTGACTGATCACGCCGCCGAGACCTTCCCAGATAGTTTTCTGTCCGGAAATAACGGCAGCAAGTTCCGAGAACACGCCAGCGACGAGCGTAAAAGCCGCGCTTACGGTGGTCGCGATTTGATCCCATCCAGCTTTGATGAACACGAAGGCGATTTCCCAAGCTCCCTTCATGCCGCCAATCGGCTCAAGAAATTCGTCCAGCTTGGTGATGATCCCGCCGAGCGCGGTTTGGATTGATCCACCGATGGAAACGAGAGATTCTTTGATTGATGCCCATGCGGTGGACATTGCCGCGATTGCCGCCGCGTTTCTCACCTTCCAGTTTTCGAATTGAACTAGAGCGGCTTGCACCAAAGCAATCGCGCCCGCTTTGACTTTATCCCAATTAGCGATCAGCAAGGCTCCAACTCCAATCACCGCGATTATCGCGAGACCGACCGGACCTGTCAGGACGCCAGCAACAAGCCCGAAAGCGCCAGTAAGCCCGCCAGCAGCGCCAGCAGCGCCAGTAAGGAAAGGGATAATCGGAGCAGCTACGGTGATCATAGCGCCAAAAGCAATAAGCAGCGGACCAGCTACCGCGAGCAAGCCAGCGAAAGCGAGGCCCACTTGAAGGACGGCAGGATCGAGGTTGCCCAGCTCCGTCGCAATGGAGGACAATCCATAAACTAAAGGGAGAATGGCAGGAATGATCTGATCTCCAATCTGCACCGCAAGACTGCTCATTGCGACCGAGAGCTTAGCAAAGCCTCGCCCTGGTCCTTTGTCGATTTCCTCGAACGCCGCGACCATCGCGCCCGTGCTTCCCGTTACGGCGTCGATATTCTCCCGCCATTGATCGGTGTTTTCCGCAAGATCGAGCATCAAAAGGATGGCTTCTTTTCTGCCAAAAGCTTTAGCAATGACGGTTGAGTTTCCTTTCGCGGCTTTGCGAAGTTTCAATAAAGTATTCGTCAGGCCGTTCGCTTCGATCTCCGCTTTAGCGTTCGCGATCCCGGCGGTATCGAGAAGGTCGCTCATGTCTTTCGACGGTTTCAAGATTGCTCCCATTGCCGAACTGATCCTCGTAACGGCTCCAGCCGTGGAGTCTGAAACTTTCGAGGTTCGCGCTAAGATCCCGAGAAGCTCTTTCGATTCGACCCCTAGCGCCGCCGCCATGCTACTTGCGTTCGGCAATGCGGACGCAAGCTGATCAAAATCCGTCACTCCGTTTTTCACGGTGGCGAATAGCTGGTCGGAAAGTTCTTTGGCAGAAACGGATTTATCCCCGTATGCGTCCATCGTTTTAGTCAAGAGACCAACGGAAGTTTCAAGATTCGAAACGCCAGCAACGGCAGCTTGTCCAGCAATAGCGAGAAACGAAGTCAGCTCCTCTTGTGGAATTCCCGCAGAGATCGCTTGATATGCCGCCGCCGCGCCGTCTTTGAGATCGAGGCCTAGCGCGGCGGACGTGGTCCGGATCTCATCTTTCAAATCCTTGAAGCCTTGTTGCGGTAATCCGATCAGAGAATTTACCTCTCTCATCGCATCGTCAAAATCCGCCGCCATTTTCCCGCTGACTAAACCGATTCCTAGAATTGGCGCGGTTAATCCCGCCGTCATGTTTTTCCCAGCGCTCTTGAATTGGGAACCAACGCGCTGCATTTGCTTTTTCGACTTCGAAATCGCCCGTTGGATATCCTTTGGAAGTTCCGAGCCATCAGCTCGAAGATTCCAGAAAACATTGCCGACCGAGATTTTAGCCATAGCGAAAGACTGATGAATGATGGCGGAATAAGCCTTAGATCGGGATCAAGAAACGGCCCCCATTAATCCAGAGTCACCCCTAGTTCACGGAAGATATTTTTCTCTTCCATTTTTCCAGTCAAGGAAGCTCGCGAAGTCGCCAGAAGTTTCCCGACAAGGAATCCTTGGCGGTTCTTTTCAATGGCGATCTCATCTTCGAGCGCTTCGACCTGCTCGGTTGAGAGGCCTCGCCATTCCTTCCAGGTTATCCCGCAGGCTCTTCGGAGTCTGGCCCATTCTCTGAGGAGGCTGGCTCGGTCGAGGATAGTTCCGGCTTTCCCGGCTTCTCTTCTTCGCCCCCGATAACAACGTCATCATTCGCGCCTTCTGCGTCCTCTAAGAAGCTCTCAAGCTGAATAGCAACCTCTTTCCAAGGGGAATGTTTGAGAACCTCAATAAAGGTCTCTTGCATCTCTTGTTGAAGTGTCGCCTCCTGCTCTTCGTCTTCGTCCGTTCCCTTGAAGATCAAAAGAACAAGCTGTTTCGGAGTCGCCTTGCCTCGATTCTGGCAACATGCCCAGAGGAAGGTCGTAACGAACGCGTCAAAGCGATCGGAATCGGGACCGTCAAACCCCTCAGAAGAGAGGTCGAACGCTGCCCCGCGATCCCATCGAAATTTCAGCTCGGTCTTTTTGTCTACCTTCCATCGAATAACTTTGCTCATTGGTGTTATCGGTGAGGATTAGCTGATGTCAGATGGAACGATAGCGCCAGAGATGCGAATCTCTCCGGAGATTTGAAGCATTTCTTCCGATCCAGCGTAATTCGGCTTGGAGAATTTCTTCAAGAAGCCAGTGAATTCCTTGCGCTCGCCCGTGGAAAGCTGCGTGGCGTCGATGCGGAAGTTTCGAGTGGTTCCAGCGTCAAAAGATGTCTGAAGACTCGCGGCAATCGCTTTATCCGCTGCCTCGTTGTCATAGTGACCAACGAAAGAGAAAGTGCCGTTGTCGAGAAGCCCGGACGTGAACTCCTTCACTTTTCCGGTCGTGCACGAATCCGTTGTTTCCACTTCGCCCCACTCCCCTTCGGGCTCGGTGAGTTCAGTAAAGCAGATTGAATCCCATTGCCCAGGGGTCACTACGTTTTCAACAAAGAGTTTAGTTCCTTTTCCGATGAGTTTGGCCATTTTTTTAGGTAGTAGGAGTCCAATGAATGCGCAGATCGATGCGCCTAAAAGGACTCGTTAATTCCCCGTCAGTGTCCACCGCTTCGTTCTCATCTGGTCCGTTGTCAGATATGAAAACGGCCCCCATATCGATATCAGCGTAGGCTCCGTCAATGAATGAGACGTGATCAGTGACCGCCTTGTGAATGCCGTCCAACTCTTCCATGTCCTGCGCGTAAAGGTCGATTTGCACCGTTGTTTCGTAAGTCCCCACCTCCCCGCAAGAATCGTATTTGATCGGCGTGACGACATGATGCCAGACCAGAAAGGGAGCCTGTGCTTCTTGCGGAGCGCGGTTCCTGAAAAGCGCGGGGATGTTCCCATCTTCTCCCGGGAAAGAAGTCAAGAGGGTCGAGATGTTCGGCGTAGCAATTAGCAGCGCTTGGAATCCGCTGGCGAAGTTTTCGAGGTCCATTATTTATTGAGTTTTGCGGCTTCGATCATGCTGAATTTCCTGAGCTCCTCGACGAAGATCTTCTGCATGTTTTCTTTTTCGGATTCGAAGGATTTACGAAGGACGGAATAAGGCTGAGTCCGGATCTTCTTTCCTCGTCGCGTTGCCGTCCCGCCGTACTCGATCCGGCGTCCGTGGTTTGAGGATTTATACATTCTGCCGAGCCATTTTACCGGGATAGTGGAATCCCATCCGGCGTAAGCTAAAGTCACTTGATTCCCCCGGTATGACTTCACCGCGAGACGAAGCGCTTTCGTGTTCCCATCGAGCGCGGGAATCCCCTTTGCGATCTGGCGGGCCGCGACTAAGCCAGGGCGCGCCGCTTTTTTCATGGCTCGCACTTTCGAGGTTCTCGCGATCTTCTCGAACAAGTTCTCCATGTTGGAGGATGCTTTTTTGAATGAGGTCTTTTTGAGCGATAGCAAGGCCATCATTTCACCTCCATTTCCACTTTCACCTGGAGGAATCGCGCTCTTTCAGATTCGGTCTCTAAGGCGAAACCTCGCACTAAATGAGTCTCCTCCGGGATGTCCGGCATGGGAGAAAATTTGATCCTCCACTTTCCAGAAATCTTCGAGGCAAGATCAGATTCAAAGCGCAACGTGATGACTCCACCGCGCCGCTCTTGATCCTGTTTCTCGACGCTTCGGATGTCTCCCTCCATTGAGAGCTTATCCGGCTCGTAAGAGCCCATGACAGCCACGGAACCCCATTGCTTCCAAACGGCTTTCGTGCTTCCCGCCGAGGTCAAGCGAACCTCGCGATATTGAAGCGTCATTGGTATTCTGAGACGCTTCATACAATTCCATTGATGTTCGCGATCCTCATGGGTCGGAGGAAGTTTTTCATAGCCCGAACGAAGTCTCCTTCGGTGTCTCCCGGATGTTCAAAGAGATGCTTGGTGAATCTCTCCACGGCAGAAATCAAAACGCCGTCAACGTCGGCGCGTGTCGCCACGCCTGCCATGTATTCGATAACGATAGCATCCTCTGCCGTGTCGATCAGCACGATGTCAGTCGTTGCGAGTAATCGCGCGGGCTCCAATCCGAACGCCTCGCGGTATCCAGTCGATCCCATGATATCCGTGACGACGTCAGAGACGCGCGCAGTAGCGAGCGTGACGGACGAAACAGGACCGCTCCTGAGTTCCAAGCCTTTCGTTGGCCACGCAGAATAAATAACTCTGCGCTTTTGGCTTAAAAGACTGCGATGCGTCCAAGATTCGACCCAATGCGTAGCGCCCGCAAGAGCTGTTTGGCATTCGACCAACTGGCCGGAATAGGCGGCGCACATTGCGAGCAACTCCGCATCGGTGAAGAGCGCGGCAGGCTTTTCAATGACGGTGATTGCCTCTAGCATTAGACTGCTTTTTTATCGGTTTTCTTGGCGGTCGTCTTCTTCTCGCTAGCGACCTTGGCGGGCTTCTCGGTTTTGACAGATGGCGCATCTTGAGCGAGACGGGGAACCATGACGCCGAGCTCGTCGGCAGTAAGATCGAGATCTTTTTTGTCCGGCACGATATCACCACGGAAAACGGTTTTTCCACGGAAGATACAGCTATTAACTTGAATTTGAATTTGTTTCATTTTTTGATTTTGTTGGAATATGAGAGAAAAAAAGAAGGGCAAGGGCGAACCCCCACCCTTCTTGATAACACCAATGAGAATGTTTAAACGAGAATATCGTCAAGAACCTCGAACTCTTCAGGGTGTTCAACATTCACGTCCATATAGGTTGTGGCTACGAGAGTGTTGAGACCTTCTTTGATTCCGGTGTAAGGATCCGACTTGAGAACGATTCCGCCCCATTGCGCAACCATCAGAGAAGCCCAGTTGCCTAGGATCGCTGTGTGAGTGTTGCCGCTTGAGGTTCCTTTCGTTCCGGTGGTCGGCAGCGTGTGTGAATACGCGTAAGGATGACCGGCGAGCATGCCAGGACGTGACTCGTCGATGAGGAACTTTCCAGATCCAGAATCAAGCAGCGTGTTTTGCAGCTTTTCCTCTGCGCCCGGAGTGAGCAAGTAGGACCAGTTTTGAGGACGAGCCTTCGAAACCTTAAGTCTCTTCTGCATCGCGATTGCGAGAGCGCGGGTGAGTGCGCCGCCGTTGGTAGCGATTCCTTCAATGTTGATCCCGGTAATGTTGAGAAGACCTTCAGGGATGACGCCGGCACCGGATCCGGTGAGAGCATAATCATCAACCTTCAGGGCAATCTCGGTCGCGAGATAGTTACGAAGCCACATCTCGACAGACTGCGAAGACTGCATAAGAAGTTGATCCGAGACATTGACGAATGCCGGGATACGGTGAGGCGTCATATCAAAACTTCCGAAAGTAACGGTAAGCTCGTCAGCGGTGGCGTTCTCGCCTTTTGCGACTGGCTTGGCGCTGGATCGGATCGCACGGGGAAACTTCACGTTTCCTTCAAGTCCGGTGAGGAAGGTTGCTCCGAGCTGGCGAACTTGAAGGCTCTCCATCAGAATATCAATGAAGGGACGAAGTTCGGTATCAATCAAAACTCCGCCTGCGCTGGCAGTGCCTGCAATGTGGTCGTTTTGCGGGCGGCGAGTGCCAGCCTCAAGAACGATTTGAGGAACACCAATTCCACCGGCCTCAATCGAGAGTCCAGCGGCTTTAGCATCTTTCGCGGCTTCCTGTGCCATCTCTGCTTCAACTCCGTCAAGAGCGATGCGGGGATTGTTAGCGGCAGCGGCAGCGCGAACGAAGGAGAAGCCTGAAACGTCTCGTTGGTCGCCGTTGCTCAAGCCGGTATTAGCGGGAGGCGCGACGAGAGCGGGAGCGCTTGGAGTTGCGGCGGCGGTAGCGGTAGCGAGAGCGCCCGTATTACCAGAAGCAGCAGCAGCTTGCTTTCGTGCGATTTTAGAATCGAGAGCTTTGATTTCGGCTTCGACGGTTTCCCACTCCGTTTCCTGAACATCCGTAAGGTTGTCGGCATCGGCGAGGATTTGCATTTGTGCCTGAAGTTCGGCGCGTTTGGCTAGTAGGGCTTGGAGGTCCATAAATTAATAATTTCGAGTATTAGAATGCATGAAGGAATTTGAGGGGCAGAATTAGGCGATTGGAAAACGGCCCCCTTGAATTGCCAGCGCCTTCGCTTGGCGTTGACGTTTTGCTTTCGCCGCTAATGATGGATCGGGAATGATAGCTTCCGGTTCCTTCTTTTTGGCGGACTTGAGCTTAACGACGCGATCAGCGAAACCAGCGTCAACCGTCTCTTGCGCGCTCATGAATGTTTCAGCCGCGACGAGCGCCTCGATCTCCACGCGGTCGATAGAAGTTCGCTCTTCGTAGATATCAATAATCCCGGCGGTCGTCTTTTCGAGCCAGTCAGCAATTTCCCGAGCCTCTTCAGCGTTCGCGTAGAAAAGCATGGATGCTCCGTGAACCATGAATTGGGAGCCCGTGACCATCTCGATTTCATCGCACCCCAGGGCAATCACTGTTGCGATAGAGGCGCAGATCCCTTCGACCTTTGCGGTGATCTTCGCATCGTGCGCGGAAAGAATGGCAGCGATCCCGAGGCCCATGAAGACATCACCGCCCCCGCAGTTGATACGAACCTCGAGAGTTTCCCCTTCAAATCCCCGGAGCGCTACCGCGACATCTTGGTCGGTGATCATCCAGCCGATTGAGTCGTAAATTTCAAGGTATGCTTTCCCGTTCGCATCTTCGTGAATCTTCAGAGAGGAATATTCCCCTGTGTCATCATCGTAAAAATTCAATGGATCATTTTCATTCTTGAGACGCGCCTTGATGTTCTTGGCATGCTTTTTTGCGAAGGTCTTAAACCCTCGCGGAAGTTTCATTTTCATTATTCTTGTTCGGTCCGGTTGATTGTTTGCGTGACTGTCTCCTCGTTCATCGGTCCAAAGAATTCGTCACCTCCCTCGTAAGGATTCCAGTCCTCAAGCTTGCGGGCTTCGTTTGGATTCATCACGCGCTTGCCGAGGAGGACGTTATAGAACTCTGCGCGGTCCTTCATGGTTCCTCGAAGGAGCGCGTTAAGGTTGAACTTTAGGAAGTAGCCCGCTGCGCGCTCGGCGCGTGTGAGAACGCGGGTAAATTCGGCCTCGAAGAGGCAGGCAATAGGAGCGAGAACGTCGGTAACAGATTCGATTTGCTGCGCTTCAATGTTCGCCTTGATCGCATTATCGAGGATTCCAACCTTGTGCGGAGGAACGCGGAGCATCCGGCAGATGGCAAGCGCTTGATCCTTCCGATTACTGGAGAATTCAAGTTCCTGATAGTTGCGCTTTGGCTCCCAAGGCTTCAGGCCGGAATCAAGAACGGTCGTCTTGAGCCTGCCGAGGAGAGTCCCCACGCCGCTCTTGAGCCATGTGGAAACGCGAGTAAATGCCGTCTCGGACATCTCGTTATCCGTGACCAGAAGGTTAGGAAAGCGGACATTCTCAGAGAAGGTGAACCCGGCGTCGCGCTCCAGGGCAATCGCAAGACCGATACATTCCCGCGCGTAATCTCCGAACCGGCAAGGGTTGACGCCATCGAAGGACAAGCCCTTGATATGAAGGATATCGGCACGTTCAAGAATCGTGTTTTGGTCGATCTTGTAAACGATCCGGCCTGAAGTATCCGGCTGATTGTTCGCATTGAACCGCAGTCTCTCGACTCGCGAAGGATGGATCGGAACAAAGCCCATCACCTTTCCCAAAAGATTCCTGATTACCTGGCAATAAGACTCGTTGTAAAGAGCGTGTTGAGCCTCAAGAGAAGACAGCATGTCCACCCTGTTAATCTCCTCATGAGGTCCATCGAGCGCGAGCGCGACGGGATGCTCGCGAGCGGTCCGCGTGTTTTCCCCGACGGATTGCAGGAGCTTGAACGGCAAGTGACCAATCATTGAAGCCCGCCATTGAACGCAAGCGAACACGGTAACGACCCCCATGGCCTTTTCAGGAGTCACGGTGATTCCCACCGATGACGCTGCGCCGATAATGTCCGCGATGGACTCACCGACGAGAGCGCCGGAATCAATCAGCCCGTCAGAAGCGGAATTCTCGGGGCGGGATTTTTTACGAAAGAGGCCGAACACTACGGCGGGGATAATACCGCCCGCCTATTTTCTAGGCTGATAGTCGTTTTTGGAAACGGCCCCCAATTAAGCGCAGGCTGGAATTAAAATATCCAATCCATCGGGCGAGAGAGCCTCTCGAAGAGCTGGCTTTTCGATGGCTTTGCTTGCCTGGGCGAAAACATCTCGCATCTCTTTAAGATTGTCACCCATCAATATCACCGGCCCCGTCCAGCTTGTCGGCGCGTCATCATCATAATACACCTCATGGATCGCGCAGGAATCAACACTGTCTCGATTCGTGATAATCACTCGATAATTCCAATATCTCGGCGGCTTGCTCATGATTCACTCTACTTGAAGGTGATCTGAAACTTGGGATTCAAAGAATGGTGTCGGTTTCTGAACCGACAGCTCATCTAACTCATGAGCCAACTCCATGCATCTCCAGAACTTCAAAGCCTCGTCTCCAATTATCGAAAAATAATTAGGATCATCCAAATCCGAGCAACCCCAGTTCAGCGAATCCTTCCCGTGCTGCTCGAACTCTTGCGCGGCCTGCATGACGCAATAGTCATCCACGTAACACCCGAGAACATCCATGACTTCCCCGTGTATATCGTCCTTTTCCCTGTCGTTCGCTTGAATTCTTAAAGAGAGCGCTTTAAGTTTAGTATCCTGATCGGTCGTTAATAGTGCGTATTCATTTTCTTCATTCATGATTCGTCTGGCTTTAGGTGCTTGGGATAACGGTGAGTTCTCCTTTGAAGGTCTACCGTTTGAAATTTAACCTCCAGAAACAGCGCGACGGAAGCGAAAAATACCTCTCTTGTGATTCCATGCTGTCCACTCTCTGAATGCTTTACGGTCCCGACATGAACGCCGAGAGAACCGGCCCATTGAACCGCACTCATATTGCAGGCCTCCCGCATCGAAAAAAGAACTTGCGAGACCTCAAGCGGCAGAGATTTAATTGACTGCGTCGTCGTTCCGATCTTCACCACCTCCCAGATTCCGCCGCCGTCGATAGCCCCCGCGACATTCCCGCAGAGGAGAATATCGAGGCTTTTGAACGCATCGAGTTGATGAACTCCGCAGAGCGCCAGCCAGTTAATCGTCTTAATGCTCCGCTTGCCGATCTCCCGCCGCTTGATGGTTTTGACATCGACGCCAAGGACCGCCGCAAGTTTGAGCTGTGACAAGCCGAGGGTGTCGCGCCGTGCCTGAGCGTACCTCCGACCAGTGACTTTCCGCTGACCCATTAACTCTTTGCTTGGTTCCCTTCTCATATCAATGCTCTTCCATTTCCTGATTATCGTAGATCGATCCCTTGCTTTTTGACTTCTTCGTCGGTCCGGTCATGCGCTTCCCGATGGCGATCTTTGTCATGATGACTCCATCGATCTTCCCGATAGAAAGCTTCCGGTCTACCCATCTGATGCCGTTGTAATCATTCAAGACCGCGTTCCTCATCATCCATAGCCATATCGGATGGTTACCATGATTAATCATGGCATTCTCAAGCATCACTTCGAATTCCAACAAGCACCACCCCAGCGCCTTTCCTTGCATGAATTTTAAAAGGTCAATTCCCGCTTTCTCCAGATTCCCCGCGATGTGAGACGCGTTCCAAGGGTCGAACCCAAACCCTTCAATGTTGAATTTTTGACGGTCCGTGATGATTTGCTCTTCGATATGGTCGTAATCAATCACGGTTCCGGGCGTTGAAATCATGTGGCCGTCCTCGATCCATTGCTCGTATGATGCTTGATCGCTTTCGGATCGCTCGCGCACCTTCTCCGCCGGGATGAAGAACCTTGGCAATATCTGAAAACGATCTCCCGGAAAGTCTGGCTCGAAAACCAAAACGTATCCGGCGATATCTCCCGAGGAAGCAAGGTCGATCCCGCCATGGCATCGGCGGCCCCGCAAATCATCTTCGTTGATGACGTGCGTGAAATTCCTATCGAGCAACTCCTTATCAACCCATGCGACGCCCCCTTGCGCCGGAACATTAAGCTCTTTGACCATGAAGTTAGGCTTCTTTCCAGGAGATCGCTTGGCTTGTTTGGCCTTCTTCTCCATGTATTCCAGCGGCTTCGTGATGCCTAGGCCTGGGTTCGCCTTTTTCCAGACAGCAGGATTGAATGGATCCTTCTCTTCCCCTTCGTCGAGCGTCGCGACATAGGCGAAAACTTCGTCGTCTTCGTCCTCTTCGTTAATGATCTTGAGAGCATCGGTTCTTTCTTCCCACCAAACAGATTCAATATTGAAGCCCGCCGTCGTCACCATCAGGAAAAGCCCTTCGAGCGTTGAACCGAAAGACGAGTCGAGAACGTCCCGCAGTCCTCTGCCTTTCCATTCGTGGACTTCGTCACCAAGGACGATTTGCGGCATGAGCCCGTCAAGTTTCCCGCTGTTCGCCGGTAGGTTCTCAAGATATGAGTCCCGCCGATTCGAAAACATCATGCCATATTTGAAGGTGAACTCTCGTTTCATCTCCGGTGAGCCCCTGAAGATCTGCTTGAGGTATTTGTAAACCGTCGCGGCCTGTTTCTGAGTCGTCGCGGCGGAGTAGAATTCCCCTGATTCGCTGGTCGGTTGAACCATCGTCCAGGCAATGATGGATCCGGCAAGGAATGTCTTGGCGTTCTTCCGTGCCAGCTCCACAAAAGCGCGAGAGAATCGGCGGTATTTCGTCTTCGTCCATCGCCAACAAAGAACCGATCCGGCGATGAAGATTTGAAATGGTGCGGGATCAAAATACGTTCCTCGCGCCTGTCCCTTCACGTGCTTCATGAACCCGCAGAATTTCAAATAACGGGTCTCCTCTTCGATGTCGTAAAACAAATCTTTGCGCTTGAGATCCCGAAAATGACGACGGCAAGCCTTGATGACCAGTAGCCCAGCGACTTCATCGCCATCGATGACCGATTGCGCGTAGAGTGTCGCTTTGGCAACCATGGGCTTCGTCGTTAGTTTCATGTTTAGCCGTTCATCAAATCGCCGATTGGATCAACCGCTTCCCTTTTCCCTTTGGCTCGGGAGCCTGGAGTTAGTCCGAGTTTGTCCAAGATCCTCAAAAGTCGTGCCGATGCCTGATTCATCACAGGGGCGGCGGGATTCGTTTTGATGATTTCCGCGCCCCGGTCAGAGAGAACCTTCAGGGTGATGCCGTTCTTTTTGATCTCATCGCGCGCCATGGCATATTCCTCAAATGTCTGCGCGGCTAAAAGCAAAACGTAGCTGTCGGAAGTTTTGAGATCGCCTGAATCTTCCATAGTTTTCTTAAGGCGTCGCCAGTAGCCAAGGCCTCCAGCGGTGAGGCCTTTCGGCGTTGTCATTTTGATGTTACTCATAAGTTTTTGGAAATGGGGGGTTGGCTGGTAGAAATTGAATCACTTTATTTTGTGT